TTTTTTTGATATCAATCCCCAAAATGGAAAAGCCGAAGAACAATGGATCATTAAACCGTTGGAGAACAAATTGAGCAACGAGCAGAACCTGGTTACGTCTGCTGCCGCCAATTCCGAAATCATGTTTTCAATCATGGTTAATCCCAATGTTCTGGGTGCAGGGATGCCTGGTGGCACCTATGCTGGTAACCAGGGGGGAAGCAATATTCGGGAAGCTTACCTTGTCAATATTGCCAACTGCTGGCTCGACCGCCAGGATTTGCTGGATGTACTGGAGCTTTTTATTCGTTACAACGGTGCAGGTGATGATGTGGAGTGGCGTTTTCGCAATACAATCCTAACCACCCTTGACACAGGTGCCGGGACAACAAAAACCTTGAGCTAGTAGTACGGGCAGTCCTACTTAGCTGCCCTTTTAATTCATATTTTAATCATATATCATATGCTTTTCTCAAAAGACAAAAACGCGAAAATGGAGGAGATCCGGAAATATATTTCCGTGAGCGCTTCATCTGAATTCGATATTGTTGCCCCGCATATTCAAAATGCAGAACGCGGTTACCTGATCCCTTTGATTGGAAGTGGTTTATATAGCTGGTTAACTGATTTTTATACCACTGAAAATCCTGATCTGACGGATGAAGGCGTGCAGAAACTAAGTCAGCTTTTAGCATTGGTGCAATCAGCCGTTATCCATATCGCCTATTGGATTGGGTTCGATGTTTTAAATGCGCTGATAACCGGTTCAGGCTTTAAACGCACCGAATCAAATACAGTGAAGAGCTTGTTCAAATACCAGGAATCTAACTTAAAAAATTACCTGCGCACTAGTGGCTTCAATGGCTTCGATTCGGTACTTCAATTTATTGATGTCAATCAGCCTGAATTTAGTGGTTTTGGAGATTCCCAGGCTTTATCAACAATTAAAACCTCTTTTGTTCCAACAACTTCGGTGTTAAATGAGATCTATTTTATCAATAACAGCCGTCTTACTTTCCTGCGGATGAAACCGCTTCTTCAATTGGTGGAGGATATGGATATTAAACCTGTTCTTGGTCCTGACACTTATTACTTAATTAAAAAGGAATTATCCAAGCCGGAACCGGATCCAAAGGTGTACAAAATACTTCCTTATATCCGCAAGCCGCTTGTTTTCCTCGCAACGGCCATGCTGATGGAAGAAAGTGGTGCCGACCTGACGGACAACGGTCTTTATTTTACAGCTGTATCGGCTGTCCATGTAAATGATACAGAACACAAACCATCTTCTCCGGAACGCATCTCGATTCTATCGATGCGTAACCGTAACCTGGGCAACTCTTACCTCGATTTGCTCCGAAGTTATCTTTCTGCCAATCCTTCGGACTGGCCCGATACCCCGATTTCAACAGGTAAGCTGTTTCGCCGTTCCAACACAGACAAAAAAACTTTCTGGGCATGACAAATCTTGAAATTGAATACCCATTTTTCTTTTTTACACGCAGGGCAAAAGGCATCTTACCTGGTTCCTGGAGCGAATTGTCAGAAAAACAGTTTGTTGCCGTTTCCTCGCTCGTGAATGGCAGGGAAATTAATTTTCAGCTGCTTTCAGTCCTGACTTCATTTCCCGTACGCCTGATAAAAGCGCTCTCGCCTTATCAGTTGGCTAAATTGTCGGATCAGATTGGTTTTATCGGAAACGCTTCAAAATCGCACAATTCCTTTTTTTCTGCCCGTTTGATGGGTACAAAACTTTATTCGCCAAAGCCAAAGCTGGCCGGCATGTCCTTCGGTCAGTTTATTTTTGCCGATGCCTATTACAACAGCTGGCTTTCGGATAAAGCAGATGAAACGCTGAACAAATTCATTGCCTCCCTTTATCTTCATAGCAATGAAGAATTTAACGAGTCAGCGATTTCAGGTAAAAAGTCGCTGGTTGAAAAGCTTCCAAAAGATCTCCGCCTTTCAATAGCATTCAATTATTCATTGATTGTTACCTGGCTTCAGAATGCTTATCCGCTGATTTTTCATTCCACTTGTAATCATGCTGATCCGGCTGTAAAGGCGGATGATATCCGTCCTGATATCCGCTCCAAAGATTCCGGATGGCTTAAAATATTTGAATCCTTGGTAGGCGAGGATCTGATTCACCGGAATAAATATGCAGAACTCCCGGTGAATGTTGTACTTAATTATCTGACAGCTAAATATAAAGAAAATGCGAGTGTTCACTAATCCGTTTCATTCGCTCAATTCGTATAAATTCGTGTAATTCGCCTAATTCGTATCTTATGAAGACTACGTTTTCCGATGTGATCCAGTATTTCAGGATGCTCGCATCACAGCATGTATCGATCGGCCACAGCACCGCAGAAAAGCACTTTTACCGCTTTGAAATTGAGGAGGTACTTTCTGGTTTAAAAACGATCAATTACCCGGCTTTAATTCTGGAGGGTTACCGGTTTTCCCTGATCGATAAACAAAGCGACAATGTTCTGAAGGAGCGGACAGGGGCCTTTATTCTATTGGACCATCTTTCCGATGTTTCCGATTACGATGCGATGCATGAACTGTGGGACCGCCTGGAATCCATTTGCGATGACATCATCGCCCGGGTGAAATCCGATAAGTACAATGCAGCTGCCCGGTCAGTCCGTGACTTCGATTTAAACAACATCGAATTTGCCTTGATCGCAAACGAGAATGATAAGAATTTCGGCATCCGGTGCACTTTTACAATTACATCTCCTTTTTCAACAACTGTCGATACTTCCTGGTGGAATTTATGCGTTGATGTTCCAGTCTAAATTTGTAAATGGAAAATTAAAATGACCTTAACTCCTTTAACACCACCACGCATTAACACGACGTCCTTAACCAATACAGAGGTTCAGGAACAGAATGAAGCCGTTTCAAAATGGTCTTCGATGGTTCAGCGTCGCCTCCGGCAAAGCCTTCAGCAGTTTAATAATGGCAAAAATTCAACGGTTCAACGCCCCGGGCGTTCTGAGCGAATGCTTCGGACCAGCCTAAATTCCAGAACCAAGCAAAATTATGGAGTGATAGACAGGGTCTCAATTCAGTTTGAACGTCACGGTGTTTTTGTCCATAAAGGAGTGGGGAATGGTTATCAAATGCAGGGTGGAACGGTGATAAGAACTGCTAAAAAACCAATACCCGATCCAAGGCCACGGGCTGCAGTGGAATGGTTTAATCCGATCCTGGACCAATTGCTTCCTGAATTGGCAGATAAGCTGGCAGATATCGGTGCAAATGCGGTGGTGAATGCAACCCGAATGACGATCAGGTAGCTAAGTGTCAGATCCATGTGTCTACCTTTATAACGAAGTAAAGGATGAAAATTCCCGGTTCCATCCTTTTACTAAACTTAATCAAATTAATTAATCCTTGTAACCAAATTAAGTATTCGAAATATCATCAAAATAGTTTCATTATTTTAATGATATTTTTTGAATAATCGCGAATTTTTAAATTTTTCACGAAATTCATTTACTTCATAACTTCCGTTTATTAGAAAAGGATGGAACCTAGAGGCGCCATCCTTTTGCAAATTTTAAACCTAATTTTAAACACCTAACCAAACGTGTATTCGCAAAGATATGAAATAAATTTTATTCTTTTTGCAATTTTTTCTGCATTTAAATGATTTAGCGTTTATTTTGAGTTTTCCAATTCCTTTTACTACAGACCTTTTGTTTACGCAAAAGGACAAAACCGGGCGGCTCCATCCTTTTGCAACACATAACTATTTTTAACAATTTAAATTATCTAATTATTCGAAATGGTTTCAATATTTGAGTGTTTTTTTATACGCAAATACAATTTATTGCATCTCTTTTGTTTCCATATTCATTAAAGACATAACCGTTATATATTTGAAAAGGATGGAACCGGGTGGTGCCATCCTTTTACTAAAACTACCCAAACTAACTAACCTAACATCATTTATTATCTACAATTATCAGACCACAGGAGTTGCAAAAATTGCGCTTTTGGTTAATAAATCATAAAAGAAAATAGATACGAATCAAAACGGACCTTATTCTTTTTTTTCTCCGGATCCCTGGCGATTCTGAAGCCATGGTATTTCAGGGGTCGGAGTTATTTTATCTGCATTTCTTGTTTATTTTCTTGTAAAAAAGATTGTGTGGTCATTCCGAATTGACAGAAAAATTGAAATCACGATAAAAATCATGATCGAAAATTAATTGATCAATCAAATATGTAGCGTCAAGATTCTATTTGTTATTGAAACTAGTGGAGTAGAATTTAGTTCCGGTACTTTTGTCGGGATTATTCTTTTCTATGTCAGTTTATATCTACAGGTGAAATAATTCGTATTTTATCCACCCTATTTTTATACCTATTTCAGCAAATAGCTGTTTTACAGCTTTTAGCATTGTTTTTTACAGAATTCAATAATTTTTCCGTCAAGGTCGTTCAGTATATTTTTGAAGTCTATTGACATATAGAGCTCCATACTCTTTTTAAAGTTTTTATTGATGAATTCCGACCGGGCCTCGAGAATTCTCAATTCATAAAACTGGCTGTTATACCTTTCCCTGGCTTTCTGGTCATATTCATTGATAATATTATCCTTTAGTTTTGAATAGGCCTGCAGTCGGATACATTTCCCTTCAAAAAAATCTTCAATCAAATATTCAAAGTCGTAAAGGATGTATTGAAATGGTAAAAGTTTATACTCTGTTTGGACATCCTCAAACTTCTTTTTGTTTCCAAATCCGAGTTTGTCAAGGTAAAAGTCATGACCGACGCTTAATTTGTCAAATTGATAAACGATTTGCCCTACCGAAAAGTGATACCCGAGAATGAATTCCTTGCGCTTGTTTTTGAATTTCGCAAGTGTAAAATATCTTCCTTCACCTCGAAAGTCTTCGAAGCCCACAAACCCAAAATCATATAGCTTCAAAAATGGCTCAAGAATTTCAATTCCTTTCTCCAGATTTGCTAATGGTTCAAGATTCTTTTTACGGTTACTTTCTGTTATATATACCGACATTTTGCAATTTATATAAGATTTCGGGGGTCTGACATTAATTTCAAATAACTTCACAGATCAAATGTAATGATATTTACCTTTCTCTTTAATATTCAACACGTTTATTTAACGATTATTTATTCTGTCTATTGACAAAAATCTGTCCTTTCCCTCCCCATCTCTCTCCTGTAGCTTAGCCGGAAAACACGTTTATGGCTTCAAGTTACAACCGTCAGATCAATCTTTATATCAATGGGAAGCAGGTCAGCAATGATCTGAAATCCATACGTTCGGAAATGGCAAGGCTTGTGAACGAGCAGGCAAGGATGACCATTGGCAGCGATGAATACATCCGGCATGCCCAAGGCATCCGGCAATTGCGGGGCATGATTGCTGAGCATAACCGGCAGATCTCGGGTATTTCCCGGTCCTGGAGCATGGCAAGGATCGGGGATGAGTTCAACCGGTATTATTCAATGATACAGGCAGCCACAGTGGCAATTGTGGGTCTGGTACTTGGTTTCAAATCGCTCGTAAAGGTCTTTAACGATTACGAGGAAAGGGTGGATAATCTCTCGGCGTTGACGGGGCTGGCGGGCAAAAGCCTGGCGTGGTTATCAGACAGGGCAAAGGAGTTGAGTGTTTCAATGTTGGCGGGTGGGGTCATTGTCAAACAAAGCGCCCAGGAAATTGTGGATGCGTTTACAAAGGTAGGTTCAGCGAGGTCTGAATTGCTGAAGAATAAGAATGCGCTAAGCGCTGTAACAGAAGAAGCCATCATTTTAAGTAATGCCGCCAAGACCGAACTTCAGCCGGCGATTGAAGCGTTAACGATGGTTTTGAACCAATACAATGTTTCAGCAGACCAGAGCCGCCGGATCATCAATGCGCTGGGGGCAGGTTCCAAGGAGGGGGCAGGTGAGATTCCATATTTAACCACTGGCTTTGAGAAGGCGGGTACGGTGGCCTCAATGGCCAACCTTTCGATTGAAACACTGACGGCTACCCTTGAAACGCTGGCGCCCCGTATCCGGGAGCCCCAGATTGCCGGGCGCGGACTCAAGGGGACGTTGCTGGCATTGCAGCAAGGGGCGGATGAGACGAATCCAAAGATTGTGGGGTTGGCCGCTGCGCTTGAAAACCTGGCCAAAAAGAACCTGACAGCTACCGAATTGTATAAATTGTTTGGAAGCGAGAATATTACGGTCGCATCGATCCTGATACAAAACGTGGAAGAGTTAAAGCGGTATGAAAAGGCGGTTACCGGAACGAACGTGGCCGTTGAACAGGCAATCATTAACACTTCCAATAACAATGCGAAGCTGGCACAATCCGGGAACCGGATCAACAATCTTGCCAATGAGCTGGGTGCCAGATTAAGTCCTGCCATGCACGTTGTAACAGGCTATTTTGGTGCTTTTTTAAAAGGAATTCTCAATACAATTAACTTCCTTGAAAAGTATGGCCGGATCCTGGTATCGGTTACGATTACAATCTTTAGTTATGTGACGGCTGCCAAACTTCAGGCGCTATGGACAGAGCGCAACAACGCTGGAAATATCATTGCAATCACGATCTCCAAATTAAAGGTGTTCTGGCAAAATACGGAAAGGGCTTCCCTGCTGCTTTTGTCAGCGGCCCAGGCGTTGTTAACAGGCAATATCACACGTGCATCGGCTGCGATGCGGGTGTTCAATTCGATCGTGAAGATCAACCCATTTGCACTGCTCGTATCCTCGCTGGTAGCTGCAGGCTTGGCGATTAATGCCTATACACGCAGGTTATCGGATGCCCGGTTGCTGCAAAATACAATGAACGAACTAAGCCTGACCGCCTCCAAAAATGTGGTCAGTGAAAAGGTAGCCCTTGATCAGTTGCTCCTGACTGCCCGCAATGAGGCGCTCACCAAGGTTGTGCGCCAGCAGGCAATGAGTAAGATCAATCAATTGTCACCAGAATTTTTAGGCAATATTACCCTTGAAGGGATTAAGACTAAATCTGCATCGGAGGCGATTGAATTGTATATCAAAAGCCTTGAGAAGAAAGCGAGGGCGCTGGCCTATTTTAAGAAGCTAAAGGAGTTGGAGAGTCAAAGGATTGATCTTGAGGCGGGTGTCGGGGGAGAACAGACAATCGCCGGGAAGGCCGTTACCTTTTTGCGTGATCCTTTTGGCTTCAGAAACACAGGGGCCAAAATAGAGGGCAAAAACCGTCAGCAATTGCTCGCTTCCAATGCTTCCCTTACGGCAAGCATTCAGACGGCGATTGCGGATGATGGGCCGGAAGATGCTGTACCTCCTTTGGCAACAGGAAATAAAGGTCCCTCCGGTGGCGAGGGTGCAGCGACCAGGGAGCTGATCACCTTAAAAGAACAGGAACTGGAGGCGGCCAAAAGGATGCCGGGAACCACAAAAGCGGAGATTGCAGCCCGTAACCAGCGTTGTGAAGCGATCCAGAAGGAGATCGATGTGATGAATAACCTGGGCAGAACCTCTTCCGAATACTTGGAGCGGGAGGAGAAAAAAGCGGATAAAATCCAGAAGGAAAAGCTGGAAAAGCTCCAGGCCGCCAATGAACTGCAGATCGACCTGATCAACCGGAACCACCTGGCAACGGGGAGTTCAGAAGATGAGTTTGAAGCGCAGTTGCTGGCTCAGGAATCTGCTTTCCTTCGTGAAAAGATGACGATTTACGAGGCTGGCAGCAAAGAGTATGAAGAGGCGAAGGCCACCTTATCCACAAATGAGGTAAAGGCGGATCAGAAAATCAAGGATTTGCTTTTAAATGCAGAAAAGGCGTTGGCCGATGCCCGGATTGACAACCTGAAGGAGGGAATCGAAAAGCAAAAGGCGATCGAGGAACAACGGTGGAAGGAGGAGCTGGCGGGTTTGAAGAAACAACTGCTCCAAAAAGCGGATCTCAGTGAACAGGAGAAAAAGTTCAATGCCGACAAAAATGCAGAAATCGTTGAAAAGGAGAAACTGCATCAAAAAACGATCGGGGATCTTACGGTTGCAGGGCAGGTGAACGCCCAGATGGACCAGGCGGTTTATAACCTGGCGAGTTCCCAAACAGATGAAGAAAAGTGGTCTGCCCAAAAGGAGCTGGCGGAAGCGGCTTACGCACAGGAGGTGGCTTCCGCGAAGGGGAATGCCGCGATGATGGCTCAGGCAGAAAGGAAGCTTTCAGATACAATCGTATCGATCAAAACCGAAGAGTTGGATAAAAGACAGCAAATCGGTGATGCGATCCTGGGGGCTGCAACCGATGGATTTGGTGTCTTGTCTGATTTGATCGGCCAGGAATCGGCGCTCGGAAAGGCTTTTTTCCTGCTGCAGCAGGCTTCTGCGATTGGCCAGATTGTTTTTAATACCGCTGTTGCAAATGCAAAAGCGGTTGCTTTTTCTCCTATAACAGCTGGCCAGCCATGGGTCACCATCAATACGGCAAGCGCGGCGGTCAGTATTGCGGGCGTGATTGCAAAGGCAATCGGCTCCTTCAATACCCCTTCCAACACACCGGCTTCCAAGGAACCTGGTTATTCAACAGGGGGTTATACGGGTCCGGGCGGGAAGTATGAGCCGGCCGGCATTGTCCATAAAGACGAATACATCATCCCACAGGAAGGCGTGAAAAATCCACGACTTCAGCCTTTTATCCGGTTATTTGAACAGGCCCGCAAGAACAACACCCTTGCAACGCTTGATTTAAACCCTTCTTTCAGGGTGGCTTCCGGTTCAAAACAGTTTTTTACAGGCGGTTATACAGGGCAACAAAACGGTGATACGCAGCCTGTAAAAACAGTTCCGGCACATACGGAACCGGTCGCAGTTGCGCGTGATCCGGAATTGCTGGCGGCAATCCACCTGTTGAACGAACGGCTTAAGAATCCGATCACCGCCAAAGTGGCGGGTTATGGCGGCGAAGGATCAGTGGCCGATGCCATCAAAAAGATTGCATACCTGGCTAAATCACTGGATATAAAATAGGAGGTTATGAAAGAGATAGTAACCCCGTTTGGAAAAGTGACGCTGGCACTGGATACCGTAATTGATATTTCGCGCAATACACCGCTCTTTAACCGGAGCGAGGAGTTCAGTATTGATCTTATAGTGCCCAGGATTCCGAACGAAAAGATATTTGGCTATAAGTGGCGACCGGCAACAAGGGGTGAGATAATACCCATTGAAGCCAGGCTATTACTAAACGGGCGTGAAAAACTACGGGGTTCGATTGAAATTATATCGGCCAGCTATGAGAGCTATAACCTGTTGTTGAAAGGGAGCCGTAACGACTTCCTGTTCTGGTTTGGCAAGGAGAAATTGCGCGGGCTGCCATTCGAATATGAAGATTTTGTGCCGGGATATTCGCCCCCTTTCCAACCGTCGGAGGCGCAGATGCTTACCCAAATGTTGGCCACGCTGAGCGGGACACTGGACTATATGTGTTTTCCTGTTTATAACAGTCTATCCGACAGTTGGATCAACCGCTGGAGCTTTGATGCAAATGGATTTACAACCAATGACAATGTAATTTATCCGGGTCACGGCGGCGACCGCACTCCATTTCTACGGATGGGTGCTGCTCTTGACCGGTTGTTTCAGCTAAAAGGTTATACCGTTACTGAAAACTGGTTTAATACAGACCCGGTGCGGCGAAAAATCTGCATTTTCAATGATACGAATTACGGGGTGAGCTCCTCAATTAATATCCGGTACCTGTACCCTGACTGGACGATTCTCGATTTTATCAACGAGGTGGAAGACTTTTTCCCTGTTACAATATTTATTGATGCCCGAACGAAAACGGTACGCATTATCGGGGACGATGATGTCGTAACATCTGTACCGGCCGGAGAATTGGCCCCTTACCTTGAGCGCGATTACACAATATCTTTTAATGAAAAACAAACGGGCTACAACCTGAAATACACACTGCCAGCAGATGATAAAAGTACAGACAACGAATACGAATATATGGATGAAGCTTATAATGCTGAAATCTATACAAAGCGTGATCTTGCCGCGACATCACAGGAGGGTGCTGTTGATCTTGTACTTAATGAGGGTAATTATTATAAAGCGATAGGTAGTGAGCCGAATGATCCTCAATGGGAGCTGATCGGCAGTGTTGCGCTGGGCGTGAGGAGTGATTTAGGGGAGATTTCGCGGGAGACGAAGATTTACCCGATGATGAATATTACAAAGGTTCAATCTGAGGAGGTGACACTCACCCAGCAGTATGTAAATCCAATAAGAAAATCCCTGAATTTTGAAATGGTAGTACCGACGACCGCCAAAGCGCGGCATTTATGGACACAGGATTTGCGGCCGATGATCTACCGGGGACTCGATACGGCTTATATCAACCCAAATGACATTAATCCCGGATTTTCCTTTAATAACAAATATTACCCAAAGGCCAATTTTTTAAACCGGAGAAACGACGGGACACAATGGGCGGGGCAATCGCTTGAGTTGCGCTGGTATGGTGACGGTGGATTACGGGGTCCTGAAACGATTGCTTTTCTGGAGGGGGCTGATAAAATTACCGGAAAATTTCTGATTCATCAGGCAGACCTTGAAAAGCTGGATACCTCGAAGGTTTACACGCTTTACGGGCGAAGGGTTCTATTATCGGAGCTGGTGATTCATTACGCCGAAGGGGACATCGTGGAAGTGGATGTGGTACTACTGGCCCAAAAAAACGTTTGATTTTTTGTCCTTTAGAAATCATTGACGGCAAAATATCTTTCGGGAAAAGAGCACCTGTGATGGCAGCACCTATACAAAACTACGATCTTTTTGAGGCTAAGTATGGGAATACGTATGAGGCGGTCCTGTTCTCGCTTCCCGAAGAACCTGTTTTTTCGCTGAATGAGGCGAAAATCTATATGCAGCTCCGCAAAAAACCGGGGGAGAACGTGGTGGCGGAATTCTCCACCGAAAACGGAACA